TGGAATATATTTTGTCATGAAATTCACAACTGCTAATGTCATTCGTCTAGTTGCATGGTCGGCCATTCTCGTGACTGGGGGATCGTTCCTCTACAACTTGTATCAGAAAGAACAGATGTGCCAATCGTATGAAAGGCAAATTGTAGTTCAACTGAACAAAAGTATGACTATTGTCAACCAATTGGTTTCGGTCAAGGAAACCACACAGAATAATCCATTTCTGATTATGATGTATGTACCTCAACTGATGGAACTTCAGAATCAAGTACTTCGAATTCGTAGTGATTCTGAGGAATTGAAATCGGAATATATTCAGTTCTGTTCTGATGATCGTTATAATTCTTTTGTAAATACTTACGAGGTTCGTAATTTGGTGAAGAGAATCAACGAGAAGGCAGAAGTTCTGAGTAATAACTAACAGGTACATATATTATGGAATTGATTTTCATTTTTACTTTATGTAGACAGATAGGTAATTTTGGTCTGATTGGTGGTTATCTCATCATGCTCAACTGGAATATGCAGTTGGGACTTAAGCTCAAGATTACTTTTGGTCTATTGACGATTCCATCACTTATCTTTATGGGACTGTTCGACGCAGCTATCTTAGTTGGTTTCTACCTATGCATAGAAGGTGCTGCATTGTATAAGATAATGAGGAAAGAATCGAATGGAAATAGAAATACTGTTGAGTCTACTTAGAACTGTAGGCAACTACACAGTAATCTGTTCCTACTTTGTGATGTTACATAAAAACTTCAAAGTGGGCCTTATCTGTAAGATATTGTTCGGATTATTGACAGTACCTTCGTTCATGTATCTTAAAATGTATGACCAAGTTGCATTAGTAGTTGCCTATAAGTCGATCGAGGCCGTGACCGTCGTGAGAAACAAACACATAGTAGATAAACACCAGAGTTGACGCAGTGTTAAGAATCATCAAGAAACAGTGACACTGTGTTCGTTGTTGGTGTATAATCAGAATATGAGTACAGAGGGATTCCTCATGAACATTTTCGTAGTGGATCGTGACCCGTGGGTATCTGCCTCACTGTTACCCGACAAACATGTAGTCAAGATGATTCTAGAGAGTTGTCAGATGATTGCAGTTGTCTATGGTCCCCACTATCGTAATTGGGGTACCATTCCCAAATCGGATGGTACCTCTTTCAAACAAAATGGTTTCCGTAATCATCCATGTACAGTATGGTCAGCCAAGACACTTCCTAATCTAGCATGGTTAATCTCACATGCTATTGGTCTGTGTGATGAATATACTCTCAGATACAATAAAGTACACTCACTTACTTCTACTGTACTTCGTGCCAGAGAAATGTTCATTCAACGCACTGGTCTGGATCCAGATCATGTATGGGATGATGTAACCGAATTCGCTCGAGCGATGCCAGATGAACTGAAAACAAATCAACAGATTGATGATGTCACTGCGTATCGTCTCTATGTGAACACTAAACCTTGGGTTTCTGGAAACTATATAAGGTTATCGTCCAGAAAACCATCTTGGGTTTCTTGACATTTGATGGTTTACCTACTATACTACTATTAAGGACACAAAGGATTCAATAATGGCTTCTCTAAAGAATACTTTCCGTAACGAACTTCCCATTCTCCGTGAAGCTCTTGAAGGTGAAGTACAACTTGACGAAGAACATCCCGCTCTCTTCAATCGTGTCGTTTATTTTCTCCAAAAGACAGGTTGTGATCTTTATGGTGATGTAGATGATATCTACGAAGAAGTTCTTACACTTCTGGAGGACCGTCTGTAATCATGTCCAGAGACTTTAGTCATTGGATCGCTATTCTGGTGACGTCACAACACGAACGCAAGGTAGAAGCTCATCTACGTGCTCGTGCTAAGAAGTTCGGCACTGACCGAATTGTTGATATTTTTGTACCAGAAGAAACAGAACTTCGTATCACTGAGAAGGGTAAGAAGTCAACTGTAGTGAAAAGTCTTCCTGGGTATGTACTCTTACAGGTACAACCAGTAGAAGGCAAGATTAGTGACGACGATATCTATGTGATTCGTGGTACTCCACACTTTATCGCTTTTGCTGGTATGGATTCCAAGAAACCTACATACTTACATCGTTCCGAAGTGAAGACTCTATTCGAAAGGTGCGGTGAATCTAAGATAAAAGTTACCAATGAACTTAAACGAAAGTTCGAAGAAGGTGACCACATCGAAGTGATTTCAGGACCATTCAAAGGATTCGGTGGAACAGTTGTGTCTACTGGTACTAAGAATCTAAGAGTGGAATTGAATGTATTCACGCAGACAACGGTAGTTGAACTACCTCTGTCTGTGGTTGTTCTCAAGAAGGAGAAGTGATGTCAGATAAATGTGATGACTGTCCGGGACTTAGAGTGTGTTCCAAATGTGGTGCTCGATGGGTTTATGAAAATGAACACTATCAGCACTATTGGGCAACTGGTAAAGTTGGTAATGAAGTAGACCTAAACAGTCTTGTATGTACTCCATATGGAGACGATACCTGTATCAATCCAATGAGGGGAACCGATAAGAAGGGTCAGACATGGGAGGACCGTATGGGGTTCTTCCAAAAACTAGATGATGAGTTGGGTGACAAAAAGTAGAATTCCATCACTAATGACATATGGACTCAATTCCTAGGCCGCCGCTGATTATTGTTTTACTATCAACAATAATCAGCACCACAACACTACTTTTACCGGTGTTCTTGGTTGTATCTTGTTCTAATCAGTATCCACTTGATGCGAGTAAGACTAGCCTAATTCGGTAAATGACAATAGAAGAGGGACTTGACAACCAAGTCCCTTTTTGGTTATAATGATAGAGTAGATACATGAAAGTTTCTATGAAACTACAAATTTATTCACTTCCTGCTGGTAAATGTCCCAAGTGTGATGCCCTTATTGCACTTCTGGATCAATATAATATTCAGTATGATAAACTAGAACTAGGTAGAGACTTCACCAGCACACAGTTCACCAAGCGATTCGGTTACGGCGAGGGATTTCCCGCTGTTGTCGATGAGAACGGTACACAAATCGAAAAGGTCAGAGAAGCAATTCAGTTCCTCATGGACAAGGCTAGGAATCGATGAATCCGATGTTGAATAGAGGTCTAACAGCAGTACTTCCTCTAAATAAGGAAGAAGAGACAACATCAAAGGAGGTTGATATTCAGAACAGAGAGTTCACTATTTTCGGATTGGAAGTGACTCTGTTCTCATTCACCTTCAGGGTCGGAATCTACCGACCAAAGTAGAGAAACAATATGACTATCGTTCTTCTTACTGCCCTCACTGTTCTTGTTGGTATTCTGCTACTTGTAGTGGGTGCCGCTGGCGGATGGTTCGCTTTCACAATCTATCAACAATGGTTGGAGTTTAATACTCACCCATACGCTGATTTGATTATGCAGGCACCACACCCAGAATGTTTCGATGAGGAAGGAAATCCAATCCTAGAAGACTACTGGTACGTTGATTTTTCGGAGTTCACTGGTGACGAGTTCGGTGACGATGAAGAGTGGGAGTACATTGACGACGACGAATATTGAATTATTGAATAGTGTTAAGAATAATGAAGAGGGACTTGACAAATAGTCCCTCTCGTGTTATTATATAATTATAAATGTAATAAGGGAGCTTCCCAATGTTATTAGTGGATATGAACCAACTGGTCATCAGTAGTTTGATGGTCCGTATTAAGTTGGCAAAGAACAGTCCTCTAGATGTATCCAAAGTCAGATACAGTGTTGTTCGTACCTTGGCTAAGATTCATCGTACTTATGGTAATCAGTATGGTGAGATGGTACTCTGTTATGACTCTAAACACTACTGGAGGAAGACTGTATTTCCTTACTACAAACAGAACAGAAAGAAGGAAAGAGAAGTCTCAGGATACGACTGGGACCAAATCTTCACAGTACTGAATGTCATTCGTGATGAACTTCGTGAAAGTTTACCATTCAAAGTTATTCAGGTCGAAGGTGCTGAGAGCGATGACATCATTGCTGTATTATGTAAAGAGAGACAGAGAGATGAGGACATTCTGATTTTATCAGCAGACAAGGATTTCATTCAACTCCAGAAGTACCCCTGGGTAAAGCAATATGATCTTATTCATAAGAAATGGATCACAGATGTGAACCCAGAACAGTTCCTTCGTGAACACATCATTCGTGGTGACCGTTCTGATGGTATTCCGAATATTCTTACATGTGATGATGTGTTTGTCACTGGTAGAAGTCAAAAGACCATTTCAAAAGAAAAGATCGAAAGACTGTCCAAATTACCTCCCGACCAGTTCAATAATTATGTCAGATTACGCAATTGGAAGAGGAATCTACATCTAATTGATTTTGACTATATTCCTGACCGTGTGGCTACTGATATCATCATGGCTTTCTGTAATCAGAAACCCAGAAATGATTTCGACATCAACTACTTCATCAGGAATAACATGTCTGAATTATTAGACAGATTCTGATTTTTACATGATAAATATCAATGTACACCTCTTATGATGAATTATGACTGAAGAGAAACGCCGTGGTCGTGGTCGTCCCGCCAGACCCAATCTACCGGTAAACCAGACGCTTCTAAGTGAAGTGATGAAGAGAGTAATGACAGCTCGTAGTGTCGCTGACAAGGAAGAAGTACTCAAGAAGTATGACTCCAAAGCTCTTCGTACCGTTCTTCTACTCTCATACGCGTATAGTATTAAGTTCGACCTTCCCGATGGAAAGACTCCATACCGAGCCAATGAGAGTCCAGAGGGACTGAATCACCAGTATCTGTTCCATGTATATGGTGAACTTGAGCGATTCATCACTAAGACATTTCCCAATGGTCTTGTGTTGTATGGAGACTCTGGTAAACCAGTTCCTTACTTAGGTAAGACTAAGAAAGAACAGATGTGGATTCAATTGATGGAATCACTTCATGCCGACGAAGCAGAACTTCTTGATGTAATCAAGGACAAGAAGATCAGTGAAAGGTATCAATTGACCAGAGCAACTGTGGATAGAGCTTTCCCCGAACTCAAACTAGGTGAAGAGAAGAAACCCGAGGCTCCCAAGAAAGTAGAAGAGGAAGATTGGTAATAATGCAGGATAAGAATGTGAATCCTTGGATCGTGAATGGTTCTTCGAAGGCTAGACTGGTTTCAGTTACGCCCAACGCCGAAGAAACGATGGTATATGTGGCCCGTGTTTCTAACCCGAAGAACCAGAACAATCCTTCTATTCGGGGTCTGATTAAGTATTGTGCAGAACATGGTCATTGGTCCGTATTCGAACAGGCATCAATGACAGTTGAAATAGTCACTCCTCTGGCTATTTCCATTCAGGTACTGAGGCATAGGAGTTTCTGCTATCAACAGTTCTGTCTAGACGGTGATACAATGATTCGCCTTGGTAATAATTCCAAGGTATCTATCGCCGATTTATATCGTAGTTGGAATGGCCCCCAACGAAAAGTACGAACTGTGAGATGTCTTAACACAGACACCATGAAATTCGAAGTCGGTGAAGTACATGATGTCTACTACTCTGGCAAGAAACATGTAAATGAGTATGTATTTCGTTCACCTGCTCGCAGGGACCGTAAGTCATATGTTATTCGTAGTACACCCGAACATCGAGTGTTAACTCAGAATGGATGGAAAACTATCCATGAAGCATATGAAAATGGTGACCTGATTGCCGCTAATGGAACACATACTCGTCTCAAGAACGCAGTTGTTGATTCAAAATTGGGGTACCTCTATAAGAGTGAGGAGTGGTTGACAAATAATCGTTCACTAGGAACTACCAAATTAGCAAAACTATCAGGTGCTTCAGTTCCTACTATCAAGAACTGGTTGAGAAAGTATGGGTTGAATTTCGATATCGCTGGAGGTATGGAAATCTCTCAAGCTCCTAGGTCTGGTATTGATATATCGTTCACTGGTAAACTTCATTCGTTCATGAACTGGGCCAGAACTAATGTTCGTAAAGAACATTGTGAGAAGTGCGGTCATGATGGTTCGGTCAATCGACTGGAAGTGTCACACAAAGTCGCACATCGTGGTGATGAGGTTCTTGCATTCGATGAAAATAATCTACAGACACTTTGTTCTAAGTGTCATACCAATCATGATATTGATGTTCAGAACAAAGTCAACGGATGGTCATTGGATATGGGTCCGAAGTGGGTCGCTCCCGTGAGTTGTACTCCGATTGGTGTGGTCGATACATACGATATCAGTATGAATCACCATAGTCACAATTTCGTGGCCAATGGTCTGGTGACACATAATAGTGGACGTTATTCTGACCAACAGGATCTAAAAGAAATTAACGCAGAATTACCTGCATATGAGGACTTAGTATATCTACCTACTCATGCTCGTCTTCAGGACACAACCAATCGTCAGAATAGTATTCCGGCGAATGACTTTGTTCTGGACTTGAGAATGAGAGAAGAGATGGCCGCGGCATATGAGGCAGCAATCATCGCTTACAATAATCTATTGGAGATGGGTATCGCTAAGGAGATTGCACGATTTGTTCTACCGGAGGGAGTATATACCAGACTGTACATGACTGGTAATCTTCGTTCGTTCATTACATTCTGTCGAACACGAGACGACGAGGGTGTGGTACAATATGAACATGTAGAGTTAGCTAGGTGTATTCGAAAGATTCTCTCAAGGGAATTCCCGATAGCATACGAATCGTTCTTTGAATAGGAGACATACATGCCCACATATAGATTCCGTGATACAACCACCGGCGAGGAATTCGAAAAGTGGATGTTGATGGATGAAAGGGAATCCTACTTACAGGACAACCCGAATATCAAACAACTACTCACACCTCCCAACTTCGTTCACTCCGATAACTACGGAGAAGGTTGGAGAGGTAAACTCAACAAACAACATCCAGATTGGAAAGAGGTAATGAAGAAGGTTAAATCAGCTCCCGGTTCCACCACAGACGTGTCTCCATACTTGTAGGTACCAAATATGGCCAGAAAATCACCCCGTAACAACAACAGTCTGAATCAATCCGCCGGTAAAATGCGTCGTCGTAAGCCAATCAATTCAGACTGGATGACCAGGGTAGATCCTATTACATTCAATCAACGGAGAATCTTCGAAGCATTCGATTCTGGTAAGAATCTCTTCATTCATGGTTGCCCTGGTACAGGTAAGACATATCTGGCCTTATATCTCTCACTCAGAGAAGCTCTTAAAGAGTATTCAGACATCGAACATGTATACATTGTTCGTTCGCTGGTAGCCACTCGTGAGATTGGTTTCCTACCTGGGACTCTGGAAGAAAAGTCCGAACAATACCTCCAATATTATGGAGGTCAAGTGAAGAGTATGTTTGACATTGATAATGTTGAACTACACGATATGATTCTCGGTAAACTTCAAGAACAGGATACCATTCGTTTCATTACTACTTCATTCCTTCGTGGTGCTACATTCAACAATTCAATCATCATTGTTGACGAGGCATCGAACCTGAATGGTCACGAATTATCATCAATCGTAACTCGTGTTGGTGATAATTCCAGAATCATCTTCTGTGGTGATTACTTCCAATCAGACCTCCGCAAACACGAAAGAGAAGGTTGGCAACGGTTTATCAATGTACTGTCGGAGATGCCAGAATATTTCTCAATAATTGAAATGGAGCCCTCTGATATCGTTAGATCTGAACTGGTTCGTAAGTTCATCGAAACGCAAATCCGACTCGGTTATATCTTCAACTAAATTGAATCACGGAGAGGGTTGACACCAACCCTCTCTTTTTGTTATGATAAGATCACAGATGAGACGATGTATGTTTGTACACAGAGAACCTGCACTAAAATATGAATCTCTTCCCGTAGTCGAAGAGAATGGAGTTCGTTGGTACCAAACACCAAGTGGAGTCTGGGTTCCTTCTGTAACCAGTGTAATTGGCCATGCGACCAAACATAAACTGGATAATTGGAAGAAACGAGTAGGTCAACAGGAAGCGGATAGAGTATGTAGAGTTGCAGCTCATAGAGGAACAACTCTACATGAGGCCGTAGAAAGATATCTTCTCAATGAAGATGTTTCTGTTGATAATCATCCGGGTGTGAGTTTTATGTTCGCATCACTCAAACCATATCTAAGGAAACACATAAACAATATCATCGCACTTGAGAAACCACTGTATAGTGAAACACTCGGTGTTGCTGGTAGAGTTGATTGTATTGCCGAGTGGAATGGAGTACCGTCAATTATCGACTTCAAGACTTCTAGTAAAGAGAAGGATAGAAAATGGATTGATGGATACTTCACACAGGTGTCCTCTTATTCATGTATGATGTTCGACATGTTTAGAATGAGGATAAATAATCTGGTGATTCTAATGGTGACGAATGACGGTACGGTTCAAGTGTTTGAGGAACCGTTAAGAACATCACAGATCAAACAAATGTATGAGTACGTTACGGAATTCAAAAATAATCATGACGCATACGGTAATCGGAAGAATGAGTAAGACCCAGGTTGAAGAAATTCTTCGTACAAAGTTTCTTACTAGAGAAAAGTTTGTAGATGATATAGAAGTTCTAGTACTCAACAGTAAACTCAATTACATCGATGCAATTCTTCATTACTGCGAGGAAGCTGGAATAGAACTTGAGATGGTACCGAAACTTCTCAATCGTGCAATTAAAGAAAAACTAGAATACGATGCTGGTGAGTTAAACTTTCTGAAACTAGAGAGTCGTGCCCGACTTCCATTATGACTGGATATGATACATATATCACCTTTCTGGCACTGAAGAGACACTTTACCAGTGATTATGATTATCATAAGTACAATGGTAAAGTTAACTGTTCACTGAGTACCTATAAGAAGGATCAGAAGAACTATTATTTCTGTGAAAGACTGGCCAGGAAATACGACCATGATACTGTGGTAGATTTCTTCCTGGCCTCTTTTGTTATGTCAGAATCACCTGATAAAGTGTGGTTCGGTTCGATAGTGCGAAATGGAGAGAAAACATATAAAGAGTGGTTATATCGACTGGAACACATGGAACAACGATTTGAGTCCGATATACATAACCTCTTAGAAGAGTCAGGAAACTTCAAAGACATATTTACGACAAATCATAGACACCCACTGATTCTGAAAAGATATCTATCGGGTGAAATGAGTCCAGAAACGATGGTAGTACTCGACACACTCACCGAATTCTGTGATATACTGGATTCAGAATTAAAGGATTCCATCTGGAAGAATACATACAAGTTCATTCGAAATTATAGGACATTCCTAAGATTCAGTAAAACTGACTATAAGAAGGTACTCGCACATGTCGTTTCTACATTCAAAGACAGTTCAGGATGAACTAGACACCATCGAAGAACTACAGATGAATATCGAAATTCTTAGTGAGATCGTCGATAGTGGTAGTGCTAGTGAAGAGACATATAAGTCGTACTTCAACTGTATGTCTGAGTGTCTGGAGAAACAACGAATTCTCTGGACTCGACTACAGTATGAAGACGACCCAGATGTGATGGTACTTCGTGAATCTATCGAACAACTTACATCTAAGTTGGGTAGAGATACAAATACAGAATCCGTCTCACATTTCTTGTCTAGATTACAACTAGAACTAAATACGAACATAACTGACGCAAGAGCATATTTAGGATGGGATTTCTAATAGAAGATCTAAAGAAAACCATTGCATTTCATGATAAGTTAAATCCGGACATTTGGAAACCCGATGGGAAAATGAAACCAGATGTCTGGATTGCACTCAATCGTATTGCAAATGAGTTCATAAAGTATCTGGAGATACCAAAGAAATCAGTACTCGATATTATCTTCCTTGGCGGAAATGCTGGATATAATTACACTCAATATTCAGACATTGACCTTCATCTGGTTTTAGATCCAGACAAGTTACCGGACTGTCGAAAGTATATTGACAATTACCTCTTCAATGCGAAGGAATTGTGGAATAAGAATCATGATATCTTCGTGAAAGGTAAAGAAGTTGAGATGTATGCTGAACTTCCCGCACAGTCCAGAAAGAAGGGCCAAGGTGTCTATAGTCTCAAAGAGAATAAGTGGTTACAGGAACCAGAGAAGGTAAGACCCGCATTCGATGAAGATTATATACAATCTAAGGTGACAAGACTCTCACGAGAAATCGACCACCTGACAGATGGTGTTAATGATTCCATCGAATCACTCAAACGAATGAAGAACAAACTCAAGAGAATGAGAACAGGTGCTCTAGAGAAAGGTGGAGAGTTTTCCCCCGACAACATTGTCTTCAAGGAATTGCGAAATACTGGTAAGATTCAACAAATTTATGACCGCATAATTGAACTATTCGACGACGAACTGGGGCTAGAGTAAATGAGATCATCCGATATCAATATCGATTTCACGAATGGGGACGAAGACTTCT